GGCGGTGGGAGTCGCTGAACACGACGCGGGGGGTGAAGGCGGTGGCGCTGGAGACAGGGACGGCGGTGGTGGAGCTGGTGCAGATGAACCGGGAGGTGGAGCGGCGGACGAGCAAGCGACCCCTGCTCTCGGATTTGAAGGAGTCGGGCACCATCGAGGAGGACGCGGACTATGTGATGTTCCTACAAGCGCATAAGTCGAACGAGCCACTGAAAGGAAACGAGGCGTATGAAACCTTCGGGTATCTGGAGAAGAACCGGCACGGCGGCACGGGGCTGGTGAAATTCGCCTGGAGGCCGCAGTACAGCCGGTTCGCGGAGGTACACGGGAATGTGGAGGATCGGTATGGACAATCAAACGCGGGCGCGGGTGCGCCGGATACTGGAGGAGGCGGAGCAGACGCCGAAGCCGTGCGGCTGCCGGGACTATGAGGCATTCAAGGCCAAGCTGCTGCTCTGCGAGCTGACGGATACCGAGTACATGCGTGCCATTCGGGCACTCTGCGATGTGCTAGAGGTATAGGAAATGGGCAAAGGATTGATGGAGGTGTAACCCGGATGTACGCCACGTTTACGGTGCCGGGAGAGCCGCAAGGGAAAGCGCGGGCGCGGACGCTGAAAAGCGGGCGGAGCTACACGCCGAAAAAGACGGCGGAATATGAGGCGCGGATCCGCCGGTGCTACGCGGAGCAGGTGGGGCGGCCCATCGTCCCGCCGGGCGAAAGGCGGCCGGTCTATATGCAGGTTCTCGCCGTTTTCCCGATCCCGGTTTCCTACTCAAAAAAGCGCAGGGCTGCCGCCGAAGGGCAGGCGGTATTCCCGACGAAAAGGCCGGACGCGGACAACATCGCCAAGGCGGTCTGCGACGCGCTGAACGGGACAGCATACGGCGACGATGCGCAGATTGTGCGGCTCCAGGTGAAAAAGGTGTACGGGGAGCCGCACCTGATGGTGCTGATTGGAGAGGAAGAACATGACGGAACAGGCGAGGAAAACGCTGACCAGCAGCGCGAAGATGGACTGGGGGACGCCGCCGGAGGTGTTTGAGCCGCTGGACGCGGAATTCCACTTTACGCTGGACGTCTGCGCCACGGCGGAAAACGCGAAATGCGCGCGGTATTTCACCGAGGAGGAGGACGGGCTCGCGCAGGACTGGGACGGGGTCTGCTGGATGAACCCGCCGTATGGGTATGCGATCGCGAAGTGGATGAAGAAGGCGGTTGAAGAGAGCCGCAAGGGCGCCACGGTGGTGTGTTTGGTGCCGTCCCGGACAGACACGCGGTGGTGGCACGAGTACGCCATGCAGGCGGACGAGATCCGCTATGTCAAAGGGCGGATCCGGTTTGTGGGGGCGAAGGATCCCGCGCCCTTTCCGTCGGCGGTGGTGGTGTTTAGGGGGCGGCGGGATACGCTGCCGGAAGCCTGCCCGCGCTGCGGATATCTGGAGGAGCGTGACTGGACGCAGGACGACGGCTTTTGCCCCAACTGCGGCACGAAGATGGACGGGGAGGCGCCCCGGTGAAGCCCTACGAATTTCCCGAGCAGTTGGGGCTGGACGGGAAAAAGCAGACAGAGATTGAGGTGACGGAGCAGGAATGACAACCTATGAAGAACGCACGAAAGACAATGCCTATAAAATCGCTATGTTCCGCATGAAGCAGAATCTTCCCCATGAGGCGAAGGTAGCATATGCGGCCAACCGTGTGCGTGAATTCTATGACCACATGGGCGGAGACGTATTTGTATCGGTGGGCGGACTGGACAGCATTACGCTGCTCCTGTTCATCCGTTCGTTGGGGTTGGACGTCCCGGCGGTGTCGGTGTCTTCCCTGGAGGACAAGAGCATCCAGCGGATACATAAGCAGTTAGGGGTGGAACGTCTGCCTTCCGCTCTACGGACGGACGGGAAGCCCTGGCGAAAAGTGGACATTATCCGTGAATTTGGCTATCCGGTGTTGTCCAAGGAGATTGCGGGGAAAATATCCCTGCTACAGCATCCCACCGAAAAAAACGCGACAGTACGAAAGGCCATCCTCACCGGTGAAACGGGTGCTTACGGCGGATACCGCAAGGGGACGCGAATGCAGTTGGCGCAAAAATGGCTAGAGCGTTTTGGCGGATCGGATCCAGAGGGAGCGGCTCTGGGGTATGCCGTAGCACCCTTTCAAGTATCGGACAAGTGCTGCTATTATCTCAAGGAAAAGCCCTGTAACGATTACGCCAAAAAAACAGGCAGACGTCCATATATAGGGCTGATGGCGTCCGAGGGCGGACGGCGGGAAAAGGCCCTGATGCTCAATGGCTGCAACTACTACGGGAAAAGCACCACCCGCAGCGCACCCTTTGCAATATTCAGTCGGCAAGACCTTTTGCAGCTGGCGCTGGATTTGCATGTGTCGGTTCCGGAAATATATGGAGAGATTGTCCGGGACCAGGATGGTACTTTGCGCACAACTGGCGCGCAGCGAACCGGGTGCAGCATGTGCGGGTTTGGGATACAACTGGAAAAGCGGCCTCACCGGTTTGACCAGTTGTATGAGCGCAATCCCAAGGAATGGGATTTCTGGATGAACCGCTGTGACACCGACGAGGACGGGAAACCCTGCGGATGGGGGCGAGTGCTGGATTACATAGGAGTGGAATGGCGGCAAGAATGCGACGACCAGACCCATTTCGACGAGTACCTGGCGAGACTGAAATGGGAGGAATGAGAATGGATGAGTTAAAGCCGTGCCCGTTCTGCGGGGGAACGGGTATATGGATAGAGCAATATGACTGTACCGCTGGGAAAAGATGGCGTATCATGTGCCTGAAATGCGGAGCAGGTTTTGACCCTGGATGGGTTCAGGAGAGGTATATGATTGTTGAAATGTGGAACAGGAGGGTTACGTCATGATCGTCGCCGACGACCTCCTCTTTATCTGGATCCTCTCCCTCGTGCTGGCCGCTGTTGCGGGCTGGCTCGCGAGGGGGTGGCGGGAATGAGTGAACCGGTGAAAAGCCCATGCAGGACATGTAAGCAGGAAGACCTGTGCAAGCACAAGGAGTTCTGTGCGTCCTTCCGGCGCTGGGTCAGGCTAAACCTTGCGGCAGCAAAAGCTAAGGCGAGACGGATACGGGAGGGCGCGGGTTAGAAAGGGCGTCTATGAAGAGTACAAACGTTTGCCTGAAAAACGGCTGCATATGGCTTACAGACGGGGCGCTGTGCTGCCGAAGCTGCGAACACGCCAGGCGGTATATGATGCAGCCGTATCTCGACCCGCTCCTTTTCCAACCAGAGGGCAGAGAAGGGTGGAAACGCTGGTTTGGCCGTTGTTGGAATGGGCTGAGGGAGTTCTATCTCGGCAAGGAGGTTTTGGATGGCGCAGAATAAGTATAAGCTGCCGGAGGACGTGAAGGCTACGGCGCTCCATATGGTGCGGGGTTACGTCCGCAGACGGGCGTGGTATCATGCGGCGCGGGAAAGCATCATCCACGGATCGACCTGCAGGTATATAACCTACACCGTGACGGTGGACGGGCACAGTGAAACGCGGCGGCAGTATTTCGATCCGGGTTCTCTGCCGGGAAAACCCACCGAGGACAAGGTGATCCGCCTGGCGCGGTTGGACGAAACGCCGGATGCCAAGCGGTTGCGCGCGGTGGAACGGGCGCTGCTTCGCGTGGGCCTCGACATAGCGGACGATGCCGAGCGGGAGAAGCTGCGCCTGGCGCTTTGTGACAGTTGCATCGAGGGGCGACGTTTTGTGTTCGAGCATCGGAATTTGTGCGTGAGTAAAGCGACGTTTTACCGCAAGCGCAACCGTTTCTTATACGACATCGCACAATATACGGAATTTCTGTAAACATGAGACTGTGCAGCGAATAAGCCTGCTATAATGGCTATGATGGAAGATTTATAGGGAGCGCCCCGGATGATGATCCGGCGGCGCTCTTTGTTTTGGCAAAAAGAAAGAGGCCGGTGCTGGAACACCGACCCCTTTTGCCGGAGATAGCACCTCCAGCAGATAGCCGCGACTATCCCCGCCATTATAGCGGGTGTGAGGTGTTATTTCAATGGAAAGTGAAAAAATGTCACAATTCAAAGATCGGATCTTCCATGCCGATTGCCTCGAGGGAATGCGGGAAATGCCGGATGGCTGTGTCGATCTGGTAGTAGCGGATCCGCCGTACAACATCGGAAAGGCCGATTGGGACAAAATTCCGGATTATATCGAATGGAGCCGTAAATGGATACAGGAATGCGAGCGTTTTCTGAAGCCGACGGGCGTGTTCTATTTCTGGCACAACGACATGCCGCAGCTTGCGGGGATTATGGAGATGATCCGGAAAAGCACGCACTTTCGGTTTAAATCCTTCTGTATCCTGGAAAAGAAGAATTTCCGGACATTCATTTGGAAGAACCGAAGCGCTGACTCGGCAGGAAAGCCGCGAGTGTGGTTTCCTGTCACGGAATACTGCCTGCATTATGTGAACGGCGGGGATAACGCCCACGCCTCAATAGGGCCGTCTGTTCTGGAATGGTACGCGGCAGAGATGAAGCGTTTAGGGATTACGAGGGAGGATATTGCCAAGAAATACACCGAAGCAACGGGGCGGCCTCCCCATATGCTGAGGCACTATTTCGGATCCGTTCAGTTCGAATTCCCGACGCGGGCGGTGTGGGAATCCGTATTCAAGCCGTTGGGGTTCAGCGAGGGGATTTGGGAACTCGGAGCAGAGCATGTGCATGTATCGAGATATACACACAACATCGACGCGGAGCATTGCAACGTTTGGGTTACGCCTGTGGATTCATCCAAACGGCTCCATACATGCCAGAAGCCCCAGCACGTTATAGAGCGGATTATCCGCGTATCTTCAAACCCCGGCGATCTGGTTCTGGATCCGTTCATGGGAAGCGGGACAACAGCGGTGGCGTGTGTGCACGCAGGGCGGCATTATGTCGGGTTTGAAAAAGACAAGGGTTATTATACCGCGGCTGTAGAGAGGACAGCGCGGGCGTCTATGTGATTGCGGCGCGCCGGTGAAACATAAGGAAAGCCGGAGGGTGGGATCGGGGGTATACAGAATGCAGAGGCGAAAAGAATGGACGGATGAAGATCTGGAGCGCTGGCTGCATGGGCTTATTGCGGCATCCAACATCCATGCGTTCTATATCTGCAAGCCGTGGATCCATCTATGCGCAGAGGTGCGGCGTGAACAGAACGGCGAGTGCCAGCTATGCCGAAAGAAAGGGATATACAGCCCGGCGGAAGTTGTCCACCATGTAAAGCCGCTGAAGCGGTATCCGCGTCTGGCGCTGACGAAAGCAAACCTGCTGTGTCTTTGCGGGGCCTGCCACTATGCGGTGCATCATCCGGCCGGGGAACCAACAACAGCGGAGCGGTGGTAGCCCCCCCGGTCGAAAAAACGGAAAGCGGCCAGGTTCCCGCATACCGCGGCCATGCACGACAAAACCAAAAAACCCGCGCGCACGGGCATTTGCAAGGCGGTGATACGGTATGAAGAAGAAGAGCGGGAAGCAAGAGAACGTGAAAAATTCCCTGATCGGCCAGCTACGCGAAAAAGGGGCGGATCTCTGCGTGTTTACAGATATGATCGACGATTACATGAAGCTGTGGGAAATCAAAGAACAGCTTGCAGAGGATATTCGGACGCGCGGGGTTGTCTATTCGGACAATTCGTCTGTTGGTGTCCGCATGATGAAAAACAACCCGTCGGTCAAAGAGATCGTCGGCGTAAACCGGCAGATGCTTGCCATCCTGGATAAACTGAACATCACAACCGACGCCGCCCGAACCGAAGAGGCGATCGAAGATGGTCTCTGAAATCCGGCTGTATATCGATCAGGTGCGCGGCGGCGGGTTTAAAGTCTGCCGTGATCAGCTTCAGCTCTGCGATCTGGTGGAAAAAGCGTTTGATTCCGAGGATTTGCGGGTGGACGGCACCCAGCTTTCGCGCTATCTGAATTTGCAGAAGTATTTTCCTTTTGACCTGTTCCCGTGGGAGAAATTCCTTTTTACCCTTCACAACTGCACGTATACGCCGGACGGACAGCTCCGCTGGCCCTTTTTATTCGCGTTGCTTGGGCGGGGAGCCGGAAAAAATGGATTTTTGTCCTTCGAGGATTTCTGCTTGCTGACGCCGATCAATGGCGTAAAGGCGTATTTCATCGACATATTCGCCACGTCGGAGGATCAAGCCAAAACGAGCTTTGAGGATGTGTACAGCGTCCTTGAGGACAATCGGCCCCGTATGGAAAAATATTTCGATTGGAACAAAGAGATCATCACAAACCGCGCTACCGGTTCCCGGCTTCGGTTCCGCACGTCTGGACACAAGACCAAAGACGGCGGGAGGCCGGGGAAAGTGGATTTTGATGAGTTCCACGCCTACGAAAACTGGGATCTGGTCGATGTGGCGACGACCGGCCTTGGAAAAAAGCCGTTTCCCCGCCGGACGATTATCACGACGGACGGCGACGTGCGGGACGGGCCGCTCGATCAGCTCAAGGCGCGGGCGGCGCAGATCTTAGCCGGTGAAATGGATGACAACGGTATGCTGCCATTTATCTGCCGCCTGGATAATCCGGCGGAGGTGGACGATAAATCCTGTTGGTGCAAGGCAAACCCCTCCCTGCCGTACCTTCCCACCTTGATGCGGGAAATGGAGATGGAATATGCCGATTACAAGGCGGATCCCGTGGGAAATGCGTCCTTTATGGTCAAACGCATGAACCTTCCGCAAGAGCATAAGGACGCCGAGGTAACAAGCTGGGACAACATCAAGGCAACCAACCAGCCTTTCCCGGATTTGGACGGCTGCGGCTGTGTGGCGGGGATTGACTATGCGAAAACCACCGACTTTGTGGCGGCGGGGCTTCTTTTCAAAAAGAGCGGAACCTATTACTGGATGTCCCACACCTGGGTTTGCGCGAGCTGCCCGGATCTGCCCCGTATCAAGCCGCCGCTGCGCGAATGGGAAAAGGCCGGGTTACTGACCTTTGTGGAGGGTGTGGAGGTTGCGCCCCATATCCCGGCGGAATGGCTGGCCGCACAGGCGCGGCGTTACCGTGTTGCCGCCCTTGGCATGGATACCTAACGGTACACC